TAGTAAATACAAATGGTGGAGCAGTTACAGTAACGCTACCAGCGTCACCAAGTGCAGGTGATGAAGTTTCATTTATAGATCAAGGTTATGATTTTAATACTAACGCATTGACTGTTGGTAGAAATTCTTCTAATATAGCTAATGCAGCATCCGATCTTGTTGTTAATACACAAGGTGCTGGTTTCAGTTTAGTCTATTCTGGAGATGCTACAACAGGTTGGACTTATAGGGAGAAATAGAATATGTCAAATTACGAAGCAACTAAATATGATTTTGATGGAGCAAACCTAACAGGTATTGAAGGAATTCCTACAGCAACTATTGTGCCGTGGTCAGATTCATCTGTTCCATCAGGTTTTTTAGAGTGTAATGGTCAAGCAGTAAGTCAATCTACTTATGCAGCTTTATATGCAATTATTGGTACAACTTATGGTGATCCAGGAGGCGGTAATTTTAACGTTCCTGATTTACAAGACAATGTACCGGTTGGAAAATCTAATAACAAAGCTTTAGCATCGACTGGTGGAGCAAACACAGTTACTTCAACTGGAAACGTTGGTGGTTCTACAGCCAATGCTACTTTATCAACTGCTCAACTTGCTTCTCACACTCACCCTGTAACTATAAACAATCTTAGAGGTGCAGGTAACCAAAATTTTTCTCCAAATACTTCACCACAAGGTTCTAATCCTTTCGCTTTAAATGGAACAGCAAACGCCTCAGGTTCTGGTTCTGGTCACTCTCATAACATGAGTGCAAACTTTTCAGGAGATGCAACATCAGTTTTACAACCTTATTTAACAATTATTTATATTATAAAAACTTAGGAGAAAAAATGGCAAGTATAGGAAATTGGACAGTAGTATTTGACGACAAAATAATTATTAAACAAAATAGTGATCCTGTTATAGGTGCACAACCCTACATTATTGATGATGATGCTTTTTGGAATCAATCTAAATTTTCAAATATTTGGGCTATTCATTCAGGAACTTCAGTTTCAACAGACGAAGTAGAATATAGAGACGAAACTCCACATTCATCTTATGCAGATGCAAATTTAGGAGACATTAGTCAATTTATTAATAAATGGGATTCAGCTCACTTAGCTAAATTACAGTCTGATTGGGATGCAGATACTGTTGATGGTGAAACTGATGCTGAAAAAATTACTAGATTAGGTGCTAGACCTACGTCTTATTCTTCGTAATCTTCTATAAATAAACTAGCAGTATATCTTCTTAGATTAGGAATATTACTTTTGTGAGGAGAATGTACTTTATTTGAAGGAAATAAAATTGCTCTATTTGGTTTAAAACCTATATGCATATCTAACTGTGGATTGTTTTCTAAAGATCCATCAAAAAATACCGTTCCATTAGTAACTGCTATAGGCCCATATAACATTATTAAAATATTAATTTTAAAAGGATCCGTATGTGGTTGAAAATGGTCTAAATTTCTTAAATCAATTCCACTATCATTATTTAATTTTTTTATCTTTATTTTAAATTTATTTTCTGCTTGTTTAACAAAAGTTTCTTTTAATTTAAGATCATTGTTTAATACAAATCTATCACCATAGTAATTTTCTTTTGTTCTTTCTCCCCATCCATCCAACCATCTAGGAGTGTAGTATATATTAGTAATTATATGACTTTGAATTTTTTTTAAAAGTTTTTTGCTAAAAAAATTATCTATAACTTTAATCATTATCTAAGCATCATCCAAGAAGTTAAAATATATTTTTCTCCAGACAATGGGGGATTACCTCTATGTAAATAAGGAAATGCTGCAGGCCAAATAACTATTCTACCTGTTTTAGGTTTTGTTCTTTTTGAAAAATGTAAAAATTCTGTTTCTCCACCTTCTTCTACGTCATTCAAATATATTGAAAAAACAAAAGCTCTACCTTCATTATCATAACCTTTGCCATGTTCTATATGCCAAACATGGTATCCTTCAGTAGGTAATGTTTTTTGAATTTTTAATGATGTAAAATGAAAAGGAACTCCGTAAGCATCACTAGCTCCTACATTTTTAACATAGTGATTCCATGCTAAATCAAAATTAACCATCATCGGTTTTAATTCTTCCCACCACACATTAATATTACCAGAGTTTGCAAAAAACTGTTGATCTTGCTTTTGTAAGACGGATGATTGTTCAAAACCAATTCGATTTATTGTATTATTAAATTTATCTTGATCCTCATATAATTTAATTGCTTTATTACATTCTTCTTTTGTAATATAATTATCATAGATACCTATAAAATTGTTTATGTTAACTTTTTTTTCCATTTTATCTACCTTTATCATAAGCGTGGTTTTTATATAGTCCATTTTTATTTACGTAATGTAAAAACACTTGAGCCATCCCTTCACCTTCATAAATACCTGGACGCCAATGTTCTTGATCACAACCAGCATATAATACAGCATCTCCTTCGTCTAATTCAAAAGATGTTCCTTCAACAATAATTGGCCAGTTATCATATTTTTTTATACAGGCAGTGACAGATACCTCACATGCTGGTCTATCTTTATGCTTTTTTAATATTCCACCAAAAATATAATATCTCCAATACGCATAAGTAGGAAACAATTTTAATTTAGATTCTTTTTCTACAATAGGAAGTTTTATATCTAATAAAGAAGTCATTAAGGGATCATGATACCAAGCGGGAGAAAAACATTGTTCATCACATGTGTAATCTTTATTTTGATCTAATTTATTATAACAATATTTTTGATAAACTTTTAGCTCATCTACATTAAAAAAATTTTTAATTAATTTATAATTTACTGCAGCCATGCAATTATACTGTACCTTGTTCCTTTTGTAATTGGTTCTATGCTATGAGGATATAAAAAGTTACTTGGGAAAAAAACCATAGATCCTTTTCCTAGTTTTAATCTTTTAATTTCTTTTTCTTTTTGATTTAAAAAAATTAAATCTCCTCCTTTATAATTATTATTTAAATTTATAATAATACTAAGGTGTCTAGGTGTATCACTAAAATGATCAGTGTGTATTTTGTATTGACCTCCAGGTGTGTATTTTAATAAATCTATTTGATTTATTGTATTACTTTCCATTCTAGGAAACTTAATTTTATAATTAATAAAAAATTTTTCTATTTCTGTTTTTATAAAATTAAAATAAAATAAATTAGTAGGTGTTTCAAAATTTAAAGCATAACCTTGTACATTTCTTAATTTTGTATCTATATCCCCTGCACCAATTTTAAGATGTTTATTTGCTTTTTTATCAGCAAGAGAAATTATTTTTTGACAGAAATAAGGACTTATTATATTTTTTATTTCAACAATTGCTTCTAAATGGTCCATAATTATGTTACTTTCATTCTCTGTAAAACTAATATATAAAGCACTATATGCTACAAAAATTAAATTTCAAGCCTGGTTTTAACAAAATGGTCACGGATTCAGGAGCCGAATCTCAATGGGTAGATGGTGATTTTGTTAGATTTAGATATGGATTACCTGAAAAAATAGGTGGTTGGAATCAATTATCTATTGCAGGTGAAACACTACCTGGAGCAGCACGTGCACAGCATGCATGGACATCTTTAGCTGGTGAAAGATATTCAGCTATTGGAACTTCACAAGGTTTGTTTTTATATTATGGAGAACAGTTTTTTGATATTTCACCATTGGATACAGCTATTACAGGATGCACATTAACAACTGTTAATGGCTCAAATGTTTTACAAGTTAATAAAGGCTCTCATGGTCTAGAAGTTGGAAGATATGTAACTTTATCTGGCGTAACTGTTACAGGTGCATCAGATTTTACAACAGCAGAATTAGAAAAAGCTTATGAAATTTTAACAGTTGCAACAGTAGATAAATTTACTGTGCAAGCTGTAAGAGCTGAAGGAGGAACAGGCATGACTGCAGCAGGTGCTGCAACTGTTAATCCTTACGTTGAAGTAGGTCCTGTTTTTCAAACACTGGGTTATGGTTGGAGCACATCAACATGGGGAGCTTCAACATGGGGAACTGAAAGAGCTACAAGTTCTGTAATCCTAGATCCAGGAAACTGGAGTCTTGATAACTATGGACAAGTTCTTGTTGCAACAATTAGAGATGGAGAAACTTTTACTTGGAATGCAGGAGCATCAAATGCTAGAACAATTAGAGCGTCTAAATCTACATCAGGTTTTTCAACTTCAGCTAACCCAACTGCATCAAGATTAACTCAAGTATCAGATAGGGATAGACATTTATTTCATTTTGGAACGGAAACAACTATTGGAGATTCTACGACTCAGGATCCAATGTTTATAAGATTTTCAAATCAAGAGGACTTAAATGATTATGCACCAACTGCAGTTAATACTGCAGGTACATTTAGATTAGATAAAGGAAATAGAATTGTTGGAGCAGTATCTGGTAAAGATTATACTTTAGTATTAACCGATAGCTCTGCTTATGTAATTCAATTTGTTGGTCCACCATTTACATTTAGTGTAAGACAAGTTGGTACTAACTGTGGATTGATTGGTCAACACGCATTAAGTTATTCTGATGGTAAAGTATTTTGGATGTCAGGTGAAGGTGGATTTTTTGTATTTGATGGTACAGTTAAATCATTACCATGTTTAGTTGAAGACTTTGTTTTTACAACAACTTCAAATAATTTAGGAATAAATTATAATGCAATAGACATAGTTTATGCAGAACACAATACTCTTTATGGTGAAGTAAATTGGTTTTATCCAAAATCAGGATCAGAACAAATTGATAGATGTGTTACATATAACTATGGGGAAAATGTTTGGACAACTTCATCATTAGCTAGAACTTCATATGTTGATACCGGAGTATTTGATGTGCCATATGCCACTGAATATAATAAAACATCACTACCTGTATTTGAAGATATTTTAGGTATTACAAATAAATATGGAGCTAGTATTTACTATGCTCATGAAGTTGGAACTGACCAAGTTAATAGCTCAGGCACAACTTCTATTAATGCGTTTATTGAATCCGGAGATTTTGATATTACAGCAGCTAGAACCCGACAAGGTCAAACAACAGGTATGGTTGATTACAGAGGAGATGGAGAGTTTTTTATGTCTGTAAAAAGATTTATACCTGATTTTAAAGTTCTTACAGGTAATTCAAAAATTACGTTACTATTAAATGACTATCCAAATAATACTGCATCTAGCTCACCTCTTGGCCCATTTACAATAACATCGTCTACTGATAAGGTAGACACTAGAGCAAGAGGAAGATTACTATCAATTAAAATAGAAAATGATGGTACTGGTGAAACTTGGAGGTATGGAACTTTGAGAGTAGATGCTCAACCAGACGGAAGAAGATAATGGCAAAAGTAGTAGTTAGTATACCAGAACCAAAACAAGAATATGAAGTTTCTAATCAAAGACAAATTTTAGAAGCTCTTGACACTTTAAAAAATCAACTTAACTTCTCTTTTCAACAAGATTTAAAAAATGAAGAAGATCAAAAGGAGTGGTTTTTAGGTGGCTAATTTTTTTAAAAGTGAAACGTTTAATTTAACAACAACCAATTTAACAACAGCATTAACTATTACTACGTCTGCTATTGCAATTGTTAGATCAGTTCAAGCAAGTCATGCAACAGCTAGTAATGTTGATATAGATTTATATTTAAAAAAATCAGGGGGTTCTGATGTTGAAATAGGACATGCAGTATTAAACAAGTCTACTGAAAATTTAGCTAAAAATGTAATTAATTTAGAAGGTGGGGATATACTAAAACTACAAGCAGATACAGCAAACGAGATCACTGGACAAATAAGTTATCTTTTGATAGATAGATCACAAGAAAATGGATAAAGAAAAAATAAAACATACTCACGATAATGGAGTTACTCATTCCCATGAAGGTGGAGATATTTCGCATACACATGATATACCTAAAATAGATTGTGTAACCACAACAACATACAGAAACACTAAGACAGGAGAAGTATTTAAAGAGAAAGTAGAAGGACCTGATATTGTACAAGATGTTACAGTTCAAATTACTAACAAAGGTCTAGATTTATTTCAGAAAGTAATGAATCAAAAAAATAATGGTGAAAATAATAAATAATGTTTTAACACCAGAAGACTGTTTTAGTTTATATGGTAGTTTAATAAATAGAAATATGTGGAACCTAGTAAGGGCCTCAGGAGAAAGTCTAGGAGGAACTTTTCCAGGAGTTAATTTAGTAGCAGGTGGTAAACCTATTCATAATGATCCTTATTGGATTGGATATTTTAATTGTTTATTTGATAGAATAAATCAAAAATTAAAAGAACAACATAATTTTTTATTAGAAAGAAACATAAATAGAATAGCTTTGAATGCACAAAATAATAATCACTACACGGAATTTCATGTAGATGGTGATTTAAACACTTTTAGTATTATAGGTTTTTTAACTCCTCAATGGGCAGAAAACTGGGGAGGTGAATTAAATATAGAAGGTGAAACTGTAAAATATAAACCAGGTGATTTTGTATTATTTAATTCTAATCAATTACATAAATCTCAAGAAATAAAACAACTACCCTATTGGAGGATATCAGTAAGTTATGTCATTAATAAATCAAAATCCTAGAGGCGGGACCGAGCTTCAATTTGAATATTTAAGAAAGCATGTAGAACCTAGCTTACTTAATCAAGTAGAAATTTGTACATCAGTTCCAGGCAAAGTACCTTTACATCCAACTAAGCTAAATATTCTTTGGCAAAAAAATTCTTGGGATCAACCTAATTTACAACCCTGGTTCAGTGATAAATCAAATCATGATAAATATGATTGGTATGTATTTAATTCTAATTGGAACTTTGAACAGTTTACAAAAAGATTTGATCTACCAAGAGAGAAATGTGTAGTTATTAAAAATGGTATTGAAG